ATAATATTCAAACAGCTTTAAATACTTATGGTGCTATTAGATTAGAAAAGGGAGATTATTCGGGGGTAAATATAACAATGAGTAGTAATCAAAAAATATATGGAGCACCTTCTTTTCAATCAAAGATTTCAAACATAACAATCGCATCAGGAAGTACAGGAGTTGTTTTAGAAGATTTATTTCCTTTGGATAAAACTATAACTCTTCAATCGGGAGGTGTAATATCTGAATGTATTTTTAAATCTATTAAATGGTGTACTTTATCAGGAACTAACGTAATGTTTGAAAATAATACTCTTATAAATTATCTTGGAAATATAAGTTTAAATTGTAGCTCATCGGGTTATTTTAGAAATAATAAGATAATTAGACATCAATCAGGAAGTTCAAATTCACTTATCCTGAAAGGGAATAGTACTACTCATAGTTATGGTAATACTAATTTGTGGACTAATTTCTTAACACCCCACGGAGATACAACAGAACTTGATGGTTTACAATCACAAACTTTTGTTGGTTTAGATGCGGAATCTTGGAATTATACTAACCAAGGAACAAGGGCTATGCTTTATGCCAGAAATATCACCACTCTAAAAGTGGCTGATTTACAGGGAGGTAATAACTCATCGGTCAAAACTCCAGCCTTTGATATTGACGCTAATAACTTAACTCTGTTTAATAGAGAATTAGACCTTGCCACAGATATATTGTCACTAAAAACTAATATGTTTGGGATAAATGGTAATGGTACTTATATAAGACAATCAGGAACAAAAACAGGATTTGACGCTTTAGGCAATTTCAATGGAAATAGTGGGTTTCAATATGAAGGTTCAGAATTAACAACAACAATAGTAAATGCAACAATACTTAATAATCTTAGAAATGCTATAGCACAACCTCAATATACGTCTTGGTTAAGACCAAATTGGAATATTTTGCCAGACCCATTAGGTGTTAATTGGTCAACAGAAAGAGTTGGAAAACCTGATAGTAGAGCATATATTCAAAATTTAATAGATACTAATGGAATTGCTGAATTGCCTGAAGGCGTTTACTATATAAGTTCTACTCTAACAATTATTGCAGATAGAGAACATGGGATTATAGGAAAAGGTACAGGTAAAACTGTAATATGCGGACTGACCGATAATTTTCCCTTAATATCATTAACTCCAGGAGGTGTGGATGGTAATATAGTACTATCTTATTTAACATTACAAGGCGGTAATACCGGTTTTTATGTCTCGACTGATTATGGTGGGATTAACCTTTCATATCAGTATATGAAATTTGTGGTATTTAGAAACCAAGTTAGCGCAATACATTTAAAAAGAACAGGCGGTTTTGATAACAACTTTCTTGAAAATATATCATTTATCAATTGTAATACTGGACTTTATAAAGAACCTACCCCAGGTACTAGCAATGAAGGCGATTCAGCGTATATTGATAAGAGCATGTTCTACAAAAGTCAATTTATAAATTGTGACACTAGTTTTTCTATGTTAGCAACTAGACCAGACAATTTAAATGCTTGGGTAGATTGCAAATTTGATGGGGGTCAAATAGCACTAGATTTAAATAATCAAAATACCCCAATTATTGCAAATTGTGATATTACAAATTACACCGGAAACCACGTTATCAGTAGCAATACAGTGTCCTTGTACAACACTAAGTTTTATAATAACAATTCTACAACGACATTTAAAATTATTAAAATAAACATGGAAGGCTGTGAGATGTTAGATGATGATATAGTGTTTGCACCAGTTCAATACAACTCACTCAATCATCATATTTTAAATTCAACAATTACTGGTGACGTACTTGCCACTATCCCTGTTAATCAAGGATATTATCCACAGTCAGCTGTGTTTTGTAATAGTGTATTGTTATCCAATTTATCGTTGAGTAAATTATTAGTAAATGTTAAATCAGGTGTACCAACAGTAATTATAGACGAAACCCCTACACCATACCCTCAACTATTAGTAACATCACCAACCATATATAGTTTTAATCTGTCCCAATGTTGTGATAGTTGTGAAGCAACAGCATATTCACTTTCCCCTTCAATAGTGGTTGGAACTATTTTATATGATAATTCAGGGTTAACTACAAGATTTACAAGTGTTTGTACTGAACTCAGAACAGGAACCTGTCTTCTTTTTGGAAATGATGGAAGTTATAGTTCTGATGGGTTTACATTAGACGGTTCAGGTGTGGTTACATCTATAAACCAATTTGTAAACTGTCAATAATTAATAGTTGTAGCCTATTTATATGTTGATTCATTTATAACAAAATAGAAATAAAATGGACTATTTATATAAATGAAAATATATTTAAATTTAGAACATGGAAAACAATCAAAACAATGACTTAACTGTTTGGCAAAGATTATCCAGAGCTTTTGGTCCAAACGCTCTATTAAATCAAGATTACCCAACATATAAGTTAGATAAGAAAGAATTATTAAAAACTACCTCTCAAGCCGAATATGAGCGCGAAAAACTTCAGGCTCAACAAACATATTATTTAGCTAATCAGTGGACAAAGATAGAGAGTAATTTATATACTCAAGCGGTTTATTATGAACCAACTCGTTTAGCTTCATTTTATGATTACGAAAGTATGGAATATACTCCGGAAATTTCTGCCGCCTTAGACATTTATGGTGAAGAATCAACCACAGTTGACCAAAATGGTCATATGTTACAAATTTATTCTGAATCAAAAAGGATAAAAGGGATTATTTCAGATTTATTTAATAATGTATTAGACCTTAACACCAATTTACCAATGTGGACAAGAAACACTTGTAAATATGGTGATAATTTTGTGTATTTAAAACTTGACGCGGAAAAAGGTATTGTTGGTTGTATGCAATTACCAAATATAGAAATTGAAAGACTAGAAAGAGGTATGGCGGCAAAATCAGCAAATGTTGATGAACCCGCTGAAAACAAAGGGTTACGATTTAAGTGGAAAGCTAAAGATATGGAGTTTAATGCTTGGGAAGTCGCTCATTTTAGATTATTGGGTGATGACCGAAAACTTCCTTATGGCACTTCTATGTTAGAGAAAGCCAGACGTATATGGAAACAATTATTGTTATCGGAAGATGCTATGTTAATATATAGAACATCCAGAGCTCCTGAAAGAAGAGTTTTTAAAGTGTTTGTTGGTAATATGGATGATAAAGATGTTGAACCATACGTACAAAGAGTTGCTAATAAATTTAAAAGAGACCAAGTTGTTGATTCTAAAACCGGAAACGTGGATATGAGATTTAATCAAATGGCGGTTGACCAAGATTATTTTATTCCTGTTCGTGACCCAGCGGCAGCATCTCCAATAGAAACATTACCCGGAGCTCAAAATTTATCAGAAATTGCTGATATTGAATATATTCAAAAGAAATTACTAACCGCTCTTAGAGTTCCTAAAGCCTTTTTAGGATTTGAAGAAACTGTTGGTGATGGTAAAAATTTATCATTACAGGATATTCGTTTTGCAAGAACAATTAATAGAATACAAAAATGTATGATTGCCGAATTAAATAAAATCGCAATTGTTCATTTATTTTTATTAGGTTTTGAGGATGAATTATCCAACTTTAGATTAAGTTTAACTAATCCATCGACTCAAGCTGATTTATTAAAAATTGATGTTTGGAAAGAAAAAATATTATTGTATAAAGACGCTGTAACAGCGATAGAAGGTATTGCTCCTGTATCGGTTACTTGGGCTAAAAAACACGTATTAGGATTCTCTGATGATGAAATTAAATTAGATTTACAACAACAAAGAATAGAAAAGGCGGTTGGAGCTGAATTAACAAATACAGCAACAATAATATCTCATACAGGTATATTTGACAATATTGATAAGTTATATGGTAGTAAATCAGGAACAACCCAATCAGTTGAAGCTCCCGCTCCAGCTCCACCGGGTGGTGGAGGTAGTTTTGGTGGAGGTAGTTTTGGAGATGAATCTGAATTAGGTGGTGAAGAACTTCCACCAGCACCTGAATTAGGTGGGGAAGCAGAAATAACCCCGGAATCGTTTAATAGAAAAGAAAATTGGAATATTTTATTAGAAAGTGGTAGTATGACTGATGATGATTCTTATATAGATTTATCTAAATCTAAAAATTCTTTAGGAGATATTGAGGATGAATTGAATAAACTTCTAAATGATTGATATTTATAATAAAAAAAGAAAAATGACAAAATTTGGTATATTAAAATCTAAAATAGAAAATGCGTTATTAGAATCATATAATAGCGGAACATTTAAACAAGAAATAAAAAATTTTAAAAAATTGGTGTTAGAAAAT